ATATAAAAGCTCTACAACCTAATACAGTTACTTTAAATGAATTACGTATGGAGTTAATCGACATCAGGATTTAAGGGGGTTCTAATATGGCTTTATCCAACACGGCCACTCCACGGTATTATGGCATGTTTCGTGAAGCCGTATTAAGAGGCGAAATTGTTGTTTGTAATGAAATTTCTTTACAAATGAATCGTATCGACGAGCGTGTCAGAAACCCAGGAATTTATTACGATGAAGATGCAGTTGAAGGTTTTATAATGTTTTGTGAAAATGAACTAACCTTAACCGATGGTTCAGATCTCCATTTATTAGATACATTTAAATTGTGGGCTGAAGATGTTCTTGGTTGGTATTACTTTGAAAAGAGAGATGTGTTTATCCCTGGTCAAGGTCAAGCGTTAGGTCACTATGAAGAACGATGGATTAAAAAAAGATTAGTGCGTAAACAGTATTTAATAGTTGCTCGGGGCGGAGCGAAGTCAATGTATGCTAGTTGTATACAAAATTACTTTTTAAATGTTGATACAAGCACTACTCATCAAATTACAACAGCACCGACAATGAAACAAGCGGACGAAGTAATGTCCCCAATTCGAACTGCTATAACTAGGAGCCGAGGCCCTTTATATAAATTTTTAACTGATGGGTCCATCTACAATACGACTGGAAGTAAAGCTGCTCGAACTAAACTTGCATCTACCAAAAAAGGAATTGAGAATTTTTTAACTGGTTCATTGTTAGAAGTTCGTCCTATGACTATCGATAAGCTTCAAGGTTTGCGACCTAAAATCTCAACTGTAGATGAATGGTTATCAGGGGACATTCGTGAAGATGTTGTTGGAGCAATTGAACAAGGAGCTTCAAAATTAGAAGACTATCTAATAGTTGCAATTAGTTCAGAAGGAACAGTTCGTAATAGTGCCGGTGATACAATCAAAATGGAATTATTAGATATCCTTCGTGGAGAATACGAAGCACATCATGTTTCTATATGGTATTACCGACTTGATAATATTGATGAAGTTTCTGATCCTAATATGTGGGAAAAAGCTCAACCTAATATTGGTAAAACTGTTTCTTATGAAACATATCAATTAGATGTTGAACGTGCCGAGAAAGCACCATCAACAAGAAACGATATTTTAGCAAAACGTTTTGGTATACCTATGGCTGGATATACTTACTTCTTTACTTTCGAAGAAACTGAGCTTCATAGGAGACAAAGCTATTGGCAGTGTGTCTGTTCTATGGGGATTGACTTATCTCAAGGGGATGACTTTTGTGCATTTACATTTTTGTTTCCTCTTGGGCGTGATCGATTTGGAATTAAAACAAGATGTTATATTTCAAGTTTAACATTACTAAAACTTCCTGGGGCACTTCGTATTAAATATGATGATTTCATTAATGAAGGCTCTCTAATGATTCTTGATGGAGCAGTTTTAGATATGATGGAAGTTTACGATGATCTTGAGAAATATATAGATGAAATGCAGTACGATGTAAGAAGTGTTGGTTATGACCCTTACAATGCAGAAGAGTTTATTAATCGTTGGCAAAGAGAAAATGGACCTCATGCTATTAATAAGGTTATACAAGGTGCAAAAACGGAATCAGTTCCTCTCGGTGAAATTAAGAAAATCTCAGAGGAACGTTTATTAATATTTGATCAAGAACTTTTTAGTTTCACAATGGGTAATTGTGTTACGGTTGAAGACACAAATGGAAACCGTAAATTGCTTAAGAAACATAGAGAGGAAAAGATCGATGCCGTTTCCGCTCTCCTCGATGCTTATGTTGCATATAAACTAAATAAAGAGGAGTTTGAATAAACAAGAAAGGAGAGAGTCTATGGCCAATCGAGTCGTTAAGAATACGCTCAAACATTATTATGATGATGAACCTCGGTATTCCCCTGATGGTCAGCGCATAATCCCAGAACCTGATAAGACAAAAAGCATCTCAGAAATGAGTTTAAAAGAATTAAAAGAGATGCTGTCTAGACTACACACTGAGCGAGAAGTTCAATATGTTATTAAAGAACTAAAAAGAAACTCAGGAGAGCAAGATAATTTTGACAATCCATTTATTGTCGATACTAAAACGCCTATCAATCAGTTATACCATTATGGTATTCTTGGTCAGAAATGGGGCGTTCGTCGGTTTCAAAGAGAAGATGGAACTCGTACACCTGCGGGTAAGAAAAGAGATGGCAATCGACAAGGTAATTCAAAAGAAAAACCAAAATCGAAAGATCATATGCAAAGTAGAGTAGCAAAAGCTAAAGGTACGGATGGTCTTTCAAATGAAGAACTTAAAAAGTTAAATGAAAGGCTACAACTTGAAGAGACCTATAGAAAACTCACCGCTACAGACATAAAAAAAGGTGAGTCATGGGTAAAACAATCTATAAGTACCGCTGGAAAGGCAGCACTAACCGAATTCACTAAAGGTATTTTTCTTGGCAGCGCAAAACTTCTAGTTAGGGAACTTTCACCCGAACTTGCAACTACTGCATTTCAATTAAAAGAAAAGAAAGATGATTAAGGGGGGCTTATTATGAATCAAACAGTCCTCCAACACCATGGTATTCTTGGACAAAAATGGGGTGTCCGCCGATATCAGAATAAAGATGGATCCTTAACCCCTAGAGGTCAAGCTCGATTAGATAAAAAAGATACAAAATGGGCAGAAACAAAAGGTGAAAAAATTAAAAATAAAGTTCAAAAATCTGTATCTAAAGATATGGATAAATTTGTTAAAACCCAATTAGATTTATCATATACTCCTACAGGTAGAATCTCATCATCAACCATTTTACAATACAATAATCATTTAGCCGCGCTAATGAACGAAAGAGTTTCTGGAATCCAGGCTCCATCAGGACGTGTATTAAGGTTTGTTGCTAAAAGAGGTGAGATTGGGGTTCATACTGCGGTTGCAGATGCAGGTTATAATTTAGATCAATTGAAAAAAGGTGTATTTAAATCTGGGAAAGTAGCATACAAAAAAGAAAATCTTATGCGGGGTGGTGATTAATGAATGGAATCTTTTGGATCTCGATTGATACATGGATGGAACGCCTTTAGGGGTAAAAATAACCAAGAATCATTAATCACAACTCATCAGGATTTAGGGTTTGTATCTACAGATAACCCAAGTAGAGTTCGCTTATCGATGGGGAGCGAAAGATCTATTATTTCGACTGTAACGAATAGAATTTCTTTAGACGTTGCAAGCTTTGATTTTCAACATGTCAAAGTAGATCAAAATGGAAGATATATTGAAACAATTAATGATTCATTGAATCAATGTTTATCAATCGAAGCAAATAAAGATCAAACAGGTCGAGTATTTATTCAAGATGTTGTCATGAGTATGTTTGATGAAGGGGTAGTTGCTATCATTCCGGTTGAGACAAGTATCAATCCTAAGATTTCAAACTCTTATGAGATTACTAGCTTACGTACAGGTAAAATACTTAGTTGGTATCCAAATCATATTAAAGTTGAAGTCTATAACGATATTATTGGTATTAAAGAAACTTTAACTTTACCTAAGAATATGGTGGCTATAATTGAGAATCCTTTATACGCAATTATGAATGAACCAAATTCAACATTAAAAAGGTTGATACGCTCTCTAAATTTGTTAGACGTTGCCGATGAGAAAATAAACTCAGGAAAACTTGATTTAATTATTCAGTTACCATATACTGTAAAATCTGAAAAACGACAACTTGAAGCACAAGAAAGGGTTAAGGGTATAAGCCAACAATTAGAAGGAAGTAAGTATGGGGTTGCTTATGCAGATAGTACTGAACGTATTATTCAGTTGAATAGGCCTGTTGAAAATAACTTGTTAGGGAAGGTACAATACCTTACTAATATGTTTTACAATCAGCTGGGTATGTCTGAAAATATTTTTACAGGTAAAGCCACTACTGCAGAATTACAAAATTATTATGACAGGACAGTTGAGCCTATTGTTACGGCTATCGTAGATGAACTGAAACGTAAGTTCTTGACAAAAACAGCAAGAACCCAAGGGCATTCAATTATGGGATTCCGTGACATATTTAGACTTATCCCTGCTACTGAACTTGCTAATCTTGCAGATGTATTTAGTCGAAATGAAATTTTCAGTGCTAATGACTGGCGGCAGATACTTGGGCGAAAACCATCAGACGACCCAAGAGCTAATGAATTAAGTAATAAGAATATGCCTCAAGCAGAGGTACCTCGAGTAAGTTCGCCAATTCCAAAAGAAAAAACTGAAGAAGAACCCAAAGAACTTTCAAAAGAAGAAATCCGTAAAGTAATAGATCGTTTGGAACGAGAGCTTAAGAATCAACCATTTTAATTATAGGAGGAGCTAATATGAAAGATAAGAAAAAAAAGTATGACTTTAGTGGGTACGCCACAAAAGTCGGTGTAAAATGTTCCGATGGTCGAACTATTTTACAAGATGCTTTTGCTCATATGGATGGCAAAAAAGTACCACTTGTATATCAGCATTTGCATAATGATCCTAAGAATGTTTTAGGTCATGCTCTACTTGAAAATAGACCCGACGGAGTATATGCATATTGTTCACTAAATGATACTGAATCTGG